CGTTTTACGACTCTTTTCACAGCAAACGCTCGTACTGGAATCAAGAACAAATCGACTCACGTACAGTCGAAGGCACAGATAAAGAGCTATTCCAACAAATGCTCGAACAATATGGCGAAGATTCAACAGTCGCACGAGTGGAAGTACTGGGCGAATTCCCTCGTGCCGACGATGACACAGTAATTCCAATGGAATTAATCAAAGCAGCCGTAGATCGTGACGTAGCTTTATCCGCAAGCGCACCAATTATCTGGGGATTAGACGTTGCACGTTATGGTGGCGATAATTCTGCCCTTTGCGTGCGTCAGGGAAATACAGTCTTAGAATTAAAATCTTTTCAATCTATGGATTTGATGCAACTTTGTGGCGCAATTAAAAACAAATACGATGATTGCACCGCTTTAGAACGCCCACAAGAAATTTTGATTGATGTAATTGGTTTAGGTTCTGGCGTAGTCGATAGACTAGCCGAGCAGAACTTACCTGTGCGTGGGATCAATGTTGCTGAAGCTCCAGCTACGAAAAAAAATTATTTGAATCTGCGAGCTGAGTTGTGGTTTGCAATAAAAGATTGGTTGGCGCAGCGTGATTGCAGACTTCCTAATGATGATGAGCTTGTTTCTGAATTAGCTGCGCCTATCTACAAATATACCTCATCTGGAAAAATAAAACTCGAAAGTAAAGAAGAAATGCGAAAGCGTGGTATCAAATCACCAGACAAAGCCGATGCCCTTTCACTAACAATGGCAAGTTCGGCTGCTTCCTTTAGTGGCAGTATGTCGTTTATGGGGTATAATTTTAGGCAACCTTTAAAATCTAAAATTATACGCATAGGTTAATCAATGGAAAACGACAAAGCTAAAGAAGAAAATCAAGACGAAGTAATCGACACGCAAGAATTACAGAGCATCTTAAAATCCGAAATGGATGATGCCAAAGACTACATCGACCAAATCGGTGAGTCGAGAGCAGAAGCCACAGAATATTATTTAGGCAACGAACCAGAAGCAAATAGCTCTCTACAGTCGGAGTTTATTTCTACCGATGTTCGAGATTCTATTTTATTTATGTTGCCTTCAATCATGCGTACGTTTTTTGGCACGAAGAAAGTCGTTGAGTTTGTACCTCGTAATGTTGAGGACATACCTTTTGCTGAACAACAAACCAGTTATGTAAATTATATTATTCAAGAAAAGAATCCTGGTTTTAAAGTTCTCTACGATGCGTTCAAAGATGCACTCGTCAGAAAGTCTGGCTTTGTCAAAGCGTTTTGGGATGACAGCATTACAGCTTCCACGCACGAATACACCAACTTAACACCAGAAGCCTACATGGCTTTAGTTATGGATGCCGATGTGGAAATCGTCAAAGAGAAAGTTGAAATGCAAACCATGACTATGATTGATCCTACGACTGGTGAGGAAGTTACGCAAGAAACCCCTGCTAGTTACGATGTTACGATTAGACGAGTCAAGAAAAAAAATCAAGTTTGCATTGAATCCGTACCCCCAGAAGAAGTTTTGATTTCTCGTAATGCAAGAAATATTTATGAAGCACCTTATGTCGCTCATCGTATGATAAAAACTGTCAGCGACTTAGTGGCTATGGGGTATGACCGAGAAGAAATGGAACAATACGCAGGTTCAGGTTCAAACTTGGATGCAGAAACCTTTGATGAAACAGAAGCTCGTAATCCTTATGACGATAATGTTTATACTGATCGTGGTGGTTATGGCAACAAGAATGTTTTATACGTTGAACATTATTTATTTTACGACCTAGATGGCGATGGCATAGACGAAAGAATTAGAGTTTGTACCGCAGGCGAAGGGATTAATGTAATCAATGTTGAACAATGGGATGATTTACCGATTGTGATGTTTTCGCCAGATCCAGAACCACATACTGCGATTGGCTCATGTCCAGCAGACTATGTGATTCCAATTCAAAGAGCGAAATCACAAATCATGCGTGATACTTTAGATTCTTTAGGTCATGCAATCTTTCCGAGAATGGGTGTCGTTGAAGGACAAGTTAATATTGACGATGTCCTAAATACCGACATTGGACAACCAATTCGTATGCGTGCGCCTGGTATGGTGCAACCTTTCTCAGTTCCTTTTGTTGGTAAAGAAGCCTTTCCAGTTCTAGGATATTTAGACGAAGCCAAAGAAAATCGTACTGGAGTTTCTAAAGCAAGTGCTGGACTTAATGCTGAAGCACTACAAAGTACAACCAAAGCTGCTGTGTCCGCTACTATGTCTGGAGCGCAAGGCAGAGTTGAATTGATTTGTCGTCATTTTGCTGAAGGCGGTATGAAAGAACTTTTTAGTCTAGTTAATAACTTGGTTATCAAACACCAAGAAGGACAAGATATGTTTAGACTGAACAATCAATTTGTACCTGTTGATCCTCGCTACTGGGATTCTGACAAAGACGTTACTGTTAATGTTGCAATCTCCAAAAACAGCGATGATGAACGTATGGCAGTTTTAAATAACTTAGCAGGTAAGCAAGAACAAATCTTACAACAACTAGGCCCAAACAATCCTTTGGTTAATTTACAACAATACTCAAATACGCTTACCAAGATGATTGAGTTAGCTGGATTTAAAGATGCGCAAAGTTTTATCAATACTCAAGTACCGCCAATGCCACCAATGCCTGAAGAACAAAAACCTGATGCTGCGGAATTATTAGCACAAGCGGAAATCCAAAAAGCACAAGTGCAAGCACAAAAAGCTGTCATTGATGCCGAAACAGATCGTATGAAAATTATTATGGATGATGATAGACAGCGTGATGAAGCCGAAGCCGACATAAGATTGAAAGCTGCGGAACTAGCTGGCAAGTATGGTACACAGATTGATATTGCAGAAATCAATGCGTTGATGGAACGTGACCGAGAAACTATCCGACAGATAGCGAAAACTCAATCACAGGGGTTGTTTAACGATGACTTCAACATCTCCAATTAAGCTATACCATTTGGAATGTGTAGTTGGGGAACACGTTTATATCGGCACAGACATCAAAGCTCGTAGTTTTGAACAAGCAAAATCATTTATGAAATTTTTATTTAAAGATAAAATAGAAGAAGATACAGAAATATTTTTAATTAAAGAAACGACTTTGCACTAATGAAAGATCCTAGATTAAAACGAGCTGGCGTATCTGGTTACAACAAACCGAAAAGAACACCAGGACATAAAACTAAATCGCATGTGGTGGTTGCTAAAGAAGGCAATAAAATCAAAACCATTAGGTTTGGTCAGCAAGGTAAAACTGGTGACAAAACCATGACCAAGCGTGCTAAGTCTTTTAAAGCTAGACACGCAAAAAATATTAAAAAAGGTAAAATGTCAGCAGCCTATTGGGCGAATAGAGTAAAATGGTAAAGCCACAACAACATCAAAGAAAATTAACTAAACAAGAATTAAAAAAAATAAAAAAACAACAACAACTTAAAAAACACAATCAACTAAAAAAAGATGAAACGCAAATTCCCCAAAGTACCTAAGACCAAAGGTGGCGTACCTAAGAAGTATGTTGCTGGTGCAAAGAACCCTAAAGCAAGGGAGAAAGAAATAAAAAGAACTGCTAAACTATACAGACAGGGTAAATTAACCCCAGCTATGATGAACAGAATATCTAAACAAAGGAGCAAAAGTGGCAGGAAGTAAGCAAGCAACTATAGATAAATACGCTAAGTCTAGTGGTATTTCCAAAGGCACTTTAGCAAAAGTTTATAAACGAGGTCTTGGTGCATATTATTCGTCAGGATCTCGACCAGGTGTATCTGCACATCAATGGGCTGCTGGTCGTGTACGATCTTTTGCCACAGGCAAAGGCGGTGCAAGAAAAGCCGATGCAGATTTACTCAGACCAAAACGTAAAAAGAAGAGGTAGTTATGTATCATTCAAAAAAGAAGAAAAAAACTAAAGCTAAACCTAAAACTAAAAAGAGGAAGTAATCATGCCTTTTAGTAAATATTCTCCAAAACAAAAGAAGTTAGCTAGAGTAGCTAAACCTCGTAATAAAATTACTGGTGCTGATTTTAAAAAATTAAAAGCTAAAAAGAAAACTAAAAAGAAATGAAGAAAAAACTAAAAGCACCTAAAGGCTTTCACTTTATGAAGTCTGGCAAGACTTATAAATTGATGAAGCATGAGGGCAAATTCAAACCACACAAAGGAGCTAGTCTAACTGCTGAGTTTGAGGTGCAAAAAACTCATGGTTAAGACAAGTGGACTTTGAGCAATATTATGTTGAAGCATCTCTATTATTAGCAAGTGTCTTAGGTGGACTTGCTCTCAAAGACTATTCTGTTTCTTTTATCAAAGGTCTTAAATTCAAACTAAACTCACAATTCAACGAAGGCGATAAAGTCTTACTCGATGGCGAACAAGCCATGATAATCAAGATTGGCATGGGTACTACTGTCTTTGGTGTATATTCAAAAGATGGTTATACTTGGCGTTACATTAGTAATACCAAGATAGAGAGTTTAAAATTAGAAAAGATAGTTGATAAAGATTTACACGCTGACTCAGCACATGAGAAAGCTATGAAACTACAAAAAATATTAGAAGGTAAAGACGATGATTGATAAATTTTTTAAACCCATTAGTGATTTAATTGGTAAAGCCATACCTGATAAAACTAAGCGTATGGAACTAGAAGCCAGTATCAAAGCGCAAATGATTGATTTGCAAAAAGCACAAACAGAAATAAATTTAGAACAAGCCAAACATCCTAGTATTTTTGTTTCGGGAAGTAGGCCTGCGATCCTCTGGATTTGTGCATTATCGCTTTTTTACCAATTTTTCTTAGCTCCTATGATGAACTGGATAGTAGCTATATCTGGATCAACAGTAACACCGCCAGTTTTAAATACAGAAGGTCTTATGACTTTAACGCTTTCACTTTTAGGTCTTGGTGGTTTGCGTTCATTTGAAAAGTTTAATGGTGTAGCTCGTAACAATATGCGAGAAGAAAATGTTAAAGACGTACTAAAACCTTGATATGGTTTTTATGACAGAAATACCAGCAGTCTTATCCGATAAGAGCGTTAGGATATTTGAAGGCCCATTGGTTTATGCCAATGACTTTGCTGAAGCCGAGCGTAAAGCAAAAGAAATGAACAAAGATTTAATGGTCGTAGGCGAATACTACATGGCTGAAAAAGTATTATTTGAAGATGAACTGGGAATTATATAAAAACTTTAAACCAGAAGAATTTGCTTGTCAGCATTGTGGCAAGGAAGGGATTAAAGAAGAATTACTCAATAGACTGCAAGCTCTTAGAACTTTTTTGAATTTTTCTTTTGTAGTCAGTTCTGGCTATCGTTGTCCAGAGCATCCTATTGAAGCAAAAAAATCTAAGCCTGGTACGCATACTACAGGCCTTGCAGTCGATATATTGTGTCGTGGTACAGAAGCATATAAAATTATTACCCATGCACAAGAATATGGTTTTACAGGTATTGGTGTTAATCAAAAAGGCAATAGTAGGTTTATTCACTTGGATATTGCAGATCATTCAGAAGAAAAACCAAGACCTACTGTATGGAGTTATTAATGGCAAGAGCAACAGTCACAGAAGTAGATAAGCGTTTAAGCTCACACGAAGCTGCTTGCGAACAACGCTGGAAAGAAAACTATAGACGTTTGGATGCTATTGAAAACGCCATTACCTCAGTTAATAGAACGATTAGAAACACCCTAATATTTGTCCTAACAATATTTTTAGGCGTTACAGGATTTCTACTCCAAGAAGTTATTTATCAAGCCATCGCTTAAATTATGCCCTCACAAAAAGAAGTATTAGAAGCCAACGAAGCAGAAGTTATTTTAAATAGCGAAGTATTTAAAAAAGCTGTTGCTAACCTCAAAGAAGAATATTTGCAAAAGTGGGAAAACTCCTCTGAAGCCGATAGCAGTTTTAGAGAAGATTTACACAAAGCAATCAGAATTTTGCCTGAAGTAGAAAAACATCTTAGGATTATTATTGAAAAAGGCAGAATAACTAAGACTCAATTAGACAAGATAAGAAGCATAACAAGATAATAATTGTTGAGCTTTTCTGGTCTTTTAGAGTAAAATTCAAACATTATTTACACTAAGAGGTAAAAACATGGCAATAACGGAAAAACCGACTGCATTACAAAATAATTTAGAACAGGCAGAAAAAGCATTTTCTAACTTACTGACTCCTGAAGAAGAAGCACCAGTAGAAGAAGTTGTTGAAGCTGTCGAAGAATCTGTAGAAGAAATCGAGGAAGTTACCGAAGAACCAGAAATGGAAGCGGAAGCTGCCGAAGAAGTCGAAGAAACAGAAGAAGAATATCTTGAAGAAGATCAAGATGAGTCACAAGAAGATCAAGTAGAGCTTTTGGATGACGAGCAACCTCAACTTTATACTATTAAACAAAATGGCGTTGAAGTAGAGGTCACACTCGAAGAACTCCAAAACGGCTACAGTCGTCAGCAAGACTATACACGCAAGACTCAAGAATTGGCTAATCAACGTAAAGAGATTGAAAGCCAACAAGCAGAGTTAAGGCAAAAGGATGACATTTATAAGGATTTGTTACCAAAACTTGAAGCTAATTTAAAAGCTGAGTTAGGTGAAGAACCAGATTGGAAAGCTATATATGACGAAGATCCTATTGCTTATGTTCGTGAAAAAGACATTTGGAACGAAAAACAAAAACGTCTGGAAGCAGCTCAAGCTGAACAGCAAAGAATCAAAGATGAGGAACTTGCTGAACAGCAGAAACAAATTAAAGAATTTGTTGAGTTTGGCAACCAGCAGTTATTGGAAAAAGTTCCTGAGTGGAAAGATTCTGAAAAAGCTAATTCTGAAAAGATAGCGATTAGGGATTACGCCATAAATGTTTTAGGATTCACGCCACAAGAAATGGATCAAGTTTATGACTATCGCATTTTGTTAGGTTTAAGAAATTCTTGGTTGCATGATAAAACTATCAAAGCAACAAAGAAGAAGCCAACACAAAAAGCACCAGCCAGAGTAGCTAGACCTGGTACTGCCAATCAAGTTAAAAAAACAACTCCTTTGAAAAAGTCAAAACAGAAATTAGCTAAATCTGGCAAAGTCCAAGATGCAGCTAAAGTATTTGAACAATTAATTTAATTTCTAGCGAAAGCTAGAGGAGTATATAAAAATGGCTAAAGTCACAAACGCCTTTGATACTTATACTGCGACTGCTGACAGAGAAGAATTAAGCGATGTTATTTATAACATCTCTCCAACAGCAACTCCTGTAATGAGTGCCATTGGTAAAAACAATGTAAAAAACGTGCAATTTGACTGGCAAGTAGAATCTTTGCCTGCTGCAAGTGCAACTGGGAAACTTGAAGGTTTTGAACTTTCAAGAGCAGCTTCGACTGCTACAACTAGAGTAAGTAACGTCTGTCAAATCTCAAGCAGAGATGCGACTGTTACTGGTTCACAAAACGCTTCTGATGCTGCTGGTAAAAGAAGTGAAATGGCGCACCAATTAGCTCTTATGGCTAAAGCGTTGAAAAGAGATATGGAAGAAGCCTTAACTCAAAACAATGCTAAAAACGCTGGTAACGCTACTACTGCTAGACAAACAGGTGGTTTAGAAACTTGGATCACTACTAACAAGTCTATCGGTACTAATGGTGTTTATGGCGGTAGTGGTGCAGCTACTACTAATGGAACGCAAAGAGCTATTACTGAGTCTCTTGTAAAGACTGTCCAACAGTCTTGTTTCACTAATGGTGGTGAGCCTTCATTACTAGTTGTTGGCCCTCACGTGAAATCAGTTGTATCTGGTTTTACTGGTAGAAGTTCAGCTAGACAGTTTGTAGATGCAAATACTATTGAAGCATCTGTATCTATCTACTCTGGTGATTTTGGAGAACTACAAGTAGTTCCTTCAAACAGAAGTAGAGCTAGAACTGCCTTACTATTAGATCCTGAGTACGCAAAAGTTTCTTATCTTAGAGATTTTGAAACTATTGACATCTCAACTATTGGTGATGCTGAAACTAAAATGATAGTAGTTGAATTCGGTTTAGAAGTGAGCAACGAAGCTGCTCATGGAGCTGTGTACGACTTATCTACATCATAAGTTTAATTAAGGGGGGTGAGTAATCACCCCTCTTTTTTAAGATGGCAAGAAGAACAGTAATAGACACTAGAACAAACTTTGTTAGCGAGTTTGCTACAGAAGATGACAAGTTTGTCTATCACACCAAACAAAACGTAGCTCCAATTTTGAAGCACGTTAAAGACTTACAAGAATTAAAACCAGGTAAAGAATTACGTCATGTTGCGGAAGTACCTATGGTAATATATCAAAAAGCTATGCGAGAAGGTTGGGCGAACGATAAAGCCAAATGGAAAAAATGGTTGAATGATCCCAACAATAAACTTTTTAGAACTTGGCAAGGTAAAGTATGACTTACGATGAATTAAAAACACAGATAGCAGATTTTCTAAACAGAAGTGATTTGACTTCTAAATTGGATTTTTTTATTGATGCTACCGAAGGCGAACTCAACAGAAGATTAAGAACTAAAGATATGGTAGTTAGAGCAACTGCTACTGCCGATGGTCAATATTTATCTTTACCAACTGATTGGTTAGAAGCTATAAACGTAGAAATAAGCTCTGGTGATTTTACACCTTTGCTACAACAATCTATAGAATCTTTAGATGTTTATAGAAAGGCTAACGACAATACTTCTGGACAACCAGTATTTTTCTCTATTGTTGATAAAAGTTTAGAGTTAGCACCTACACCTGACACAAGTTATACATTACAATTAACTTATTATGCTTCGATAGCAGCGTTGAGTAGCACAAACACTACCAACTTTGTATCGACTGGACACCCAGATGTTTATTTATATGGTTGTCTAAAACACGCTTCAATCTACTTAATGGAAGATGAACGTGTAAATATGTTTTCTCAGTTGTTTGAAAAAGCACTAGAGGAAATGAGAATGGAACAAGAACGTGCTGAATTTGGCAAAGGCTCTTTAATACCAAGAAGAAGAACTTATGGCAAAGCACACAAAACAACTTATCATTTTAAGAGTTGAGGTAAGATATGTCAGGATTTAGTGATTATTTAGAAGATAAAGTATTAGAACATGTATTTGGTGGTAATGCTTTTACAGCACCATCTACTTTATATGTGGCTTTATATACAGTAGCACCATCTGATACTGGTGGTGGTACAGAAGTTTCTGGCGGAGCTTACGCTAGACAAACAGGAACATTTACTGTTTCTGGTACAAACCCTACAACTGCAAGTAACACAGCAGCTATTGAATATCCTACAGCTACAGCTAACTATGGAACTGTTGTTGCTGTTGGCATTTTAGATGCTTCTTCAGGCGGTAATTTATTAGCTTACTCTACTTTAGATTCCTCAAAGGTCGTAAGTAGTGGGGATGTTTTTAGATTCAATGCTGGAGATCTTGATATAACGCTGGCGTAACATCATGGCCAGTATCGGCTATAATCAGGGTTACTACAGTAGATCCAAATATAACGAATTAGCACACCAAGCTGAAGCCACAATAGCTGGCGTTAGCGGTGCTAGTGCGACCTCAGTTTTTGTTGTTGATGGCTCTAGTACCATTTCTGGTACAAGTGGCTTTAGCTCAATAGGTACACAGATAGATTTAGGTACAGCAACAGTTCAAGCTGTATCTGCGTTTAGTTCTGTAGGTACACAAATTGATGCTGGTAGCGCAACCATAACTGGTGTTTCTGCATTTAGTTCTATAGGTCGTCAAGTACATACTGCTACAGTAACTATTGTTGGTACTTCTGGTTTTACTTCCATAGGTACACAAATAGATCGTGGTGCTGCTACCATTGAAGCAATCTCTAGTTTTAGTTCTATTGGTGGGTTAAAATGGACAGACCAAATAGTTGCAGCAGATACTTGGACAGAACAAACTGTGGCAAGTGATACTTGGACAAACCAAACAAATCCGACAACTACCTGGACAGATTTAGACGAACAAGAAGTAGCATAACATGGCAGATACATTTACAACGAACTTAAACCTTACTAAGCCAGAACCAGGAGCAGCCGAAGATACTTGGGGTATTTCTTTAAACTCCAACTTAGATACTATTGATGGACTGTTTGGTTCTTCTGGCTCTACTGTAAATTTTGGTAGTGTTCAAGTTGCTGGTACTAATGGTGTCAATATTCAACAAGGTGCTATTTCAATTAAAAATGGTGGTACACAATCAAGAGTAGATTTTTATTGTGAATCTTCCAATGCTCATTATGCAAGATTACAAGCACCAGCTCACTCAGCATTTAGTGGTAACGTAACTTTAACCTTACCTGCAAGTACAGGTAGTTTAGTTGGTACAGGTGATTCTGGAACAGTAACAAATACTATGCTTGCTGGTTCAATCGCTAATGCAAAACTAGCTAATTCTTCTGCAACTCTTAATTCACAAACTTTAACTTTGGGTGGCAGTTTAACTTTAGACACAGATAATATTGGTGAAGGCTCTAGTAATTTATATTTTACTAATGAAAGAGTTGATGATCGTGTAAATGCTTTATTAGTTGCTGGTTCAAACATAACACTTACTTATGACGATGCAGGAAACACGCTTACTATTGCAGCTTCAGGTGGTGGTAGCGGTACAGTTACCGAAGCCTTTAAAACCATTTCAGTAAGTGGCCAAGATAATATCGTTGCTGATAGTGCAACCGACACTTTAACAGTAGCAGCAGGTAGTGGTATTACACTTACTACCAACGCTAGTACTGATACTTTAACAATAACAAACTCAGGTAGTGCTTCAAACTCATTTGAAACAATAGCTGTAAGTGGACAATCTAACGTAGTAGCAGATTCAGGCACAGATACTTTGACTCTTGTAGCTGGATCTAACATGACAATAACAACCAATGCTTCTACAGATACTATTACTTTTGCTTCTACAGCAAGTGGTAGTGGCGGTAGCTCATCGTCATTTACAAAAAATACATTTACAGGTGATGGTTCAACAACTGCTTTTACTTTATCTAAGTCTGTATCTAATGAAGATAATCTTATTGTTTTTATTGATGCAGCCTATCAAGCAGATAATGTTTATAGCGTATCTGGAACTACTTTAACTTTTGCTACAGCACCAGTTAATACCAGGCTAATAGAAGTCTTTATTATAGAAGGTGGTATTGTAGGTACTGCACCAGTCATAGACACTATGACAGGCGATGGATCAGATACCACGCTTGCGTTATCAACTACGCCTGCTTCTGAAAATCAAACCTTTGTAACTATTGATGGTGTTGTGCAACATAAATCAACTTATTCGGTATCTGGTAGCACACTTACCTTTTCTGAAGCACCGCCAAATGGTAGTGCTGTTGAATGTATAACTTTTGTAAATGTTGCATTGGCTACTTTTCAAGATGCAGATGGTGATACCAAAATACAATTAGAAGAATCTGCTGATGAAGATAAAATTAGATTTGATACTGCTGGTTCTGAACGTATGATAATTGATGGTTCAAATGTTGGTATTGGTGCTTCCAGTCCAAACTATCCACTTACTATTCATAGCACAGGAGATGGAATTAAATTTGAAGTTAGTGATACAGTAGATGCTAATTACAGAATACAAGTAAGTGGTAATGACATTCTTACTGGGCCTTCTACAGCTAGTGATTTAATTTTTCAAACTGGTAACACAGAGGCTGTTCGTCTTACAACTGGCGGTGCTTTAAGTAAAACACGAACTTCTGTAGGCACAATTCTTGGACACAATATAAATTGGAACGGCAGTAACTACTCTAATATCAACACTAGTTATGGCTCTAAATTTATACAAATGGCTAGTAATGCTGTTTATTTTAGAAGAACCGCATCTGGCTCTGGAAACCAAGCTGCAAGTTATGATATGACAATTGATTCTTCTGGTAATTTTATGGTAGGACAAACATCATTAAATTACAATGCAGCAGGTTCTAGTATGGGAAGTGGTGGTCTTTTTCGTGCTTGTGTTGAAGGCGGATTAGTAGCAGCTTTAAATCGTAGAGCATCAGATGGTGTTATATTAAATTTTTATAAAAATGGTACAACAGTAGGTTCTATTTCTACCAATACAAACTCTTTACCCTCAGATAGAAACTTTAAAAGAGATATATCTGATTTAGATTTAGGCTTAGATTTGGTAACTAAGTTAAAACCTAGTCAATATAATTACAAAGTTGATGATGAAAATTCTCCAAAAATGTATGGCTTAATAGCTCAAGATTTAGAAGAATCTCTAACAGAAGTTGGGATAGAAAAAAATAGCACTTGGTTATTACAGCATAATCCAAAAGAAGATGTAAATGAATCTGACTACAGTTTAGATTATACAAAACTAATACCAATTTTAATTAATTCAATCCAAGAATTAACAGCAAAAGTAGAAGAATTAGAGGGTAAAATAGAATAATGGCGATCACAAAAGTATCAAGAAATTTATTAAACACAG